TCTTTTTTTGCAGAGCGTATAGTACGCTCTAAGTATCTCTGTTGCTGGCTATTTTTGTATGCATTTTCATTTTCTTTTTTTCCGTACGGGCTATACGTTTTTTCCGTACCGGGGAAATATGGAAACATGTTATGCCCGCAATTAATTCCAAACAGCCCGTCAATCTCACCCATGCTGGTAGATGATAAAAGCGGATATCCTTTCGTTTTCCCGTTACGGCTGTATATTTTACCCTGATAGGGTTCACACTTTGGACGAGCACCTATATGAGATGATATCTCCACGAGGTCACAGTCCAGATCGTCCAGCCGTGCCGATTGCGCATCAAAAGCGGCTTGTGTCGATTGCGTCCGTACGAGCATCTGCGCATAAGCCTCCGTGCTCCACTGTCGTCCGGCTTTATCGCGGAAAGAAGAGAGTCCTGCATCAGCCCACTCAGAGGCTATCTGCGAAATCGCCTCGCGCCCGGTTATAGCATGAGTGCTGCGCATGGACAGCACTTTGTCAACGGTCTGCGTGTACATTGAGTCCACAGAATTTAACATATTCCCGGCGGCTGACGTAAAATATTTTTTTACCGACGTTTCATATTTAGATATTGCCGATTTAATTGCAGGGCTGGAATTAATCGGCATCGCATCTGCAAGTTTTTCAGCAGGGACATATTTATCAATAAGTGCGGCTTTTTGTTTTGCAATCGATGCAATTTCTTTTTTTGCTGCGCTTAATATTTCAGGTATTCTTTTTTTACTTACACTGGACGCAGAATCTTTGAACAATCCAAATGCCTCAAGTTTTTTCAGCTGCCAGTCAGCACGCTCCATGTTACCGTCGGCAATAAATTTTATGAGCATATTTATTAAATCATTTTCAAGCTCAAGCATCAATTCAACCGCCGATTTCATTTATACCTCTTTTACCGGGACGCGAAAACCTGCCCTGTACAACTCATTTTGCAAAGCAGACACCATATTCTCATCCTGCTCGTGAAATCCACTCATATCAAGTATCCCATGAATCCACTCGTGAATTAAACAGGAATCTTTCATTTTTTTAGGTAATGTAGAATCAACGGTTATTAAATTTTGTTCAAATTTAATATTAGCAATTCCGATAGTTCCTAAATTATTAGGAGCATACTCAATTATTTCAAAATCAATTCCACAAACATCACATGTTTTCATTTATCCCCCTTAAAAATACTGAAGATACATTCGTCAGCAGTTTTTTTATCAAGTGCTTCTTTCGCTTTGTCGTAATTTTGCGAATTATTATAATAAAATTGCTTGCAGGTTTCGTAATCGTAAATTGTTCTTTCTGACAATTTAACAATATCCGGTACGGTGAACTCAAGCACCATCATCGGCAGAACCTCCCATAATATCTGACAAACTCGGAATTGTAGCATTTTGTTTATTTATTTCAATTACTTTTTTTGCGGCATCGCCTTCTGTCAAATCGTCAACATGCACAAGAACATCTTCCAAGGTGCATGTTTTACTTTGATATCTTTTTAGCCAATAATCCGTTTTTGAATTCCTGTCCTCGATAATATTATCATTCCACTGGATATCAAACGTACCGGATATATCTTTCATGCCGTACATAGAACCAATAGACTGCACGGCAGTTATCAATGTTCTGATTCCGTCGTCTATGGCGTTTTCGTATTTGACTTTTGTCTTGAAAGTTTTTGACTGCTCGCTGATAACCTGCGTTGCTGTGACTGCCTGTGCTGCTGCATCAAATGTTAAATACCCTGCAGAAAATCCCACCTGAATTGATAAAATGTTAAGAGTCGTCTGTATCGATGCAGTAATATCAGCTATACGCAGAGAAAAATCTATCGGAAGGGGGACCATATTTTTTGCATCTGCGTCGTTAAATGCAACATACGTTTCTTCATCTGGATTGTAACGCAGTTTATCTTTCCCAATCGCAGGGTCAAAATATGATTCAACCATTTCTGCCGGAATAATAATTTTACGACGAGACGTTTCTATTTCGTGCTGCAGATTGTCAAACGCGATATCCAGAGTTTCCAGCGTATCAGGAGCGTTCGCGTACATTGAAATTCCCAGAGGAGTATCCGGCTGTAAATTATTAGCTACCGGATATCGTACGTACGCGAAAAGGGGAACAGGCGAATTAATAATTACAGGTTCTTCCGAAAGCCCGATTGACACTGCCTTTACAGGCCGCATCTGTCCGCCGTCAGGATAATAAAGTTTTTTTGTCACGGTGATTATACCTATTTCCGGCTGTCTGTGTTCCTCTACCATTTTGTAAATTTTATTTTTGTATACAAAATCAGATATAAAATCAGCTTCGGTGATTGTGCCGCTATTCCACGTACGAGGAATAAACCTGTCTGCTTTGATATAATCTACGTGCAGTCCATTGTCATCGGCGTATAGTTTATACACATAACCGCCAAGAGCCGCCCCGTATTCTGAATATTCTTCTGAATTTTTGAAAAACTTATTATCATTGAGAAAATTAATAATTCCATTCGGGGCTTTTATCTGCGGACGTTCCGTCCATATCAAAGAACACAATTCTTGACATACGAATTTTCCGGCGTTTATTATTTTCCGTTGCCGGGCCTGCTTCCGTCCTTTTACGCCGATAAAAGTATAGTCCTGCCAAGATGGACGCCCCCGGTATATGTCGTACCACGACTGTATGAGTTTGTCGCTTGCAGTTATTCCTGCGTCTGCTTCATGGTCAGTGAGTTCATTCCAGAATGCTGTTTTTCCTGCTCCGATTGCATCTATAAAATTTCCCATTATTATTAATCCTCCGTTTTTAATAACCGCGCTTTGAATAGACGGGTTCAAGCGCATATCGCGCAGTGGCTATGATATCGTCACCCTGCTCCGGTGCGTCAGGGTAATCATCTATCACTCGCCCGTTTTTGTCAACACTGTGCTCGTATTTAACAAACTCCTCCCATGCAAGAGGGCAACGTCTACGGTCAATATAAATATGCGCTCGCGTCTGCAACCATTTAAACGCATAGTCTCTGTCTTTGTCCGGTGCTCTTATGCGCCAGCCAAACGCGCTGTAGTCGGCTACGCTTTTTGGTTCTGCAGCATCCGCATTTAATAAAATCGGAACCTCGCGCGGTGCCAGTGGTCTGCAACTGGTATACCACTTCCATCTGTCCTTTTCAAGCAGGTGCTCAAATAATAATTTGCTGGACTGGTCATTCCCTTTTTTCCATAATTTCATTTCGTCAAAAATATACAAATTCTGTTTATTCGGGTCATATGCGTATGCACCGTAAGCCCACGGGTGCGGGAAATATCCCCAGTCCATGCCATGGAAACGATAATCGAAACTTTTAATTTGTGAATCGGTTATTTCGACGTCAACAACGTTGTCAAAAATTTGTAGCCCGGTGCCTATGCATTCGCCGAGATACACGTTGCGATATAGGCGTTCATTTATTTCTTTGTCCCAGGCTGCCTTGTTAAGAAAGAATTCTCCCAGCCACTCCGGCGGAACCGTTCTGTAGTCAGATCGGTGTACAAACCTGTTGGGTTTATTTCTTAACAAATCGTCGTTACACCAATTATTATTATTCATAGGCGGATTGAATGACGAGAAACACCAGAATGGGCCATCACTGCCGCGGAGCAGAGAAAGTTTAATCGAATCTATCTCATCCGGAGTAAATTCTGTTTTCTCCTCAATCCAGAGAATTCCGATGTATCCATTTTCTACGGTTATTGATTTCGGTTTTTCCTTGTCGTCAAGTCCCAATGTTAATATTTTTTGTCCTGTTCGTACGTTTGTTAATTCGTGAGTTGATTTATTCGACCGATAAATATTTGAATAATTAAGGCGCTTAAGTGATTTCTTTTCCTGTGCAAAAACAGAATCGTTTATTGTATTTTTAACTTTACGCACCATTACGGTACTAATCTTCGTGTACCTCCTCATAATCAAAGGGATAAGAGTTGATACCGTCGACGATTTACAACTGCCCCTCCCTCCTGCGCAGTCATACTCCTCATAGGCATGATTGAACGCAAGTTCTGCAAAGTCATCGAAGTTTTCCGGCCACAATTCTGAGGCACTTATTTTCATTTATTAATTTTCCTTATTTATTTTTTGCCGCATTAAATTGCGTACCTTCTCTGCTGTTTTTTTGCTTTTATTCGCCGCTTTTGAAAAACAGTTTATACTACAAAAATATATTGGACTCCCTGAAACTCCAAACTCAACACCATCTTTTTCATCATCATATTCTTTGTGACATATCTCGCATTTTCTTTTCATTTTATTTCCCTGCATCGTTATTAATAGCAGTTTTATCAGACTGATATAATAAATCACCGAACATCCCAATAAATTTTTCATCTCCCTCAAGCTCACTTCCCATTTTATAAAAAAGCCAATGAGTTTTTTCGTGATAAAAAACTTCATTTTTAAGTTCATTTGTTATTCTGGGATCTATCACGATCTTTCTGTTTTGATAGTCAGAATATCCTAAATGATCTGGCATTTCTTGGTACTCAACGTTTACAGTTGTTCCAAACAAATCAAAACTTTTAGGTATTGAACAATTATTCATTTTTCGCCTCACATTCATCACAACATATTATTTCATTTATTATTTTCCTTGAAAGCCAACTGCTGTATGTCCTGCACCGGGTCGCTCTCTTACGAGGGCGTGAATTGAAACCAAATGGCGGGTCAACAATCGCCAAATCACACTGTATCAATTCGTTTATCATAAATCTTCCTATATTTTTCCTCTCATGCAATTACCTCCGATTATTAAAACACAAAAAAGCTGTTTAACGCACAGCTGCGGGAGATTTTTCTTTTCATTTGGCGCGTGTTACAAAATCACCCATAAGACGATCACGCTCTCGGTTCCGGCAGGGATCGAACCTGCAATAATCCATCCTAAAGACAGATGCGTTGCCAATTTCGCCACGGAACCAAATTTGCAGGGTACGTCTCCTGCGGGGGCTTTCACCTCTCGTGTAGCGTTCGCGTCTGTCTGCGCTGGACAGATTTTCGATACTATCTCTGGCTTTCGCGTTAGCCGTTGGCTCCGACGTGAGTCGAACACGCATTTCTGTTTCGGTATACCTCCACAGCGTAGACCCATTTTCTACTACAGAACCGTTGCCGTCTTTCCGGCTGCCAGCTGTAAACAACATAACACTGTTCAATTTATTTGTCAAGCTGTTCGTCGTCTTTTTCTACTTTTTTCTGTCTGTCAAAAACGATGGTGTCAACTTCATCGTCAGTCGGCGGCAAATTCTTTTCCGTTCGGTCTGCAATTTCTTTAAGCATCGCCACAGAGGCCGCATCGCCGCGCTCAAGCACCTTCTGTGAGACATACTTAAAAAACTTTTCGCTGGTAAATTTCTTTTTTACATCCTCTTCAACCTGCACATCAAAATCATCTTCCAGCATCTCCGCATAAAGCTGCGACAGAAATTTTTTCCGTTGCTTGACCTTTGCGCAGGCTTTTCCACCCATTGAGGCTATTCTATGTCTATCCTCTTCTGATCGTTCAGACAGAGGAATTAAATTATTTGAATCCATGCGTCGATGGTACCATGATTATTATAATAATACAAGATTGTATTATTATTTCTTCCCTTGTTTCTTTTCAGTAGCTCGTTGTGCTACTATCGCGTCGTATATCTCATGCTCGTCTAGCCCGTAGAGTTTACACAACTTTTTATAAAAATCCGTCTTGTCAGAAAGCAAGGTCTTCCCTGCTTTTTCCGTACGCAAAACCATTTGAGGCGTAGTATCCAGAGCTGCAGCTACATCCCTCATAGACATACGCTTTTTCATACGCGCCAAAAACATCGTCCGCTGTACTGTTTGCTTCATTTTTCGCCGTCCTCGACCATTTTATCGATCTGTTTTTTAATTATTTTCTTTGATTCGACAGACTTTATCCCGTAGGCTTTTTCCATTGAATCGCACATGGTTATAATAATCTGCATCACCATTGTAACAATCAGGGGATAGCTGCCTGCATAACTCAACTTTTTAAGTTCATGTCCTCTTGTCTCTATATGCAGATATGCTTTTCTATCAGCCTTTTCGCGCTCTTTTTCTTCAGCCCTTATTGTGTTCATGTAACTATTTTCCATTTCTTCCATTTTGCACCTCTTGTTGTATTATACACTACTAATAATTATTAAGTCAACACACTAAGTTAGGTACATATTTTACACCTAACCTTTGTGCTAATCGGTAAAGTTTACTTTCCCTTGCTTCTGCAACCAACTTTTTAATATCCGATTTTTCTGCAATTGGTTCGTATATCATTTCCATTTGCTCAAGCATTATTTTTACATCAGCTATTTCTTCAATAACGTTTTCAATTTGTTTTTGTCCACATTCTCGATAAATTTTTGATAAAGCCTTTGTTAATTCTGCCATTTCTTCAATAGCCATAAAAGACTGAGATTCTATTCCCCACCTTTTTATTGCCTCTGCAAGTAATTCTTTTCTATCCATTTTTACTTTCCTCTCTCTCTGCTAACAGAGGCAATATTATTTCTATATCGCTCTGATAAACCGATGATAAATCATCAGTCAGACTAAATCCCCATCCGCGTATTAATCTTTTTGCCAATTCCAGTTCTCCCTCACGGGCTAACTCTGCAATAGCCCACGCGGCTCCCTGATCTTGTCCGCTATATTCAAAACGAGATTTTATTTCCTCGTATTCTTTATTACCTATGATTCGTAACATTTAATATCCTCCTGATAATCAGAACAAATCCAACTGACCAGCAGTGTCAGTGGACACGTAAAAGACAAAATAACACTTCGAGGCACCTCCCAGATAGTTACACCTAAAATCAGCCTCCCCTTTTGTTTTATACTCTGCTACCGGATAATCTCCGAGACAATCATACACCTGATAAATCATTTTTTATTTCCTCTACCAGTTTTTTCACCGCTTCCGGATTATATCCGATGTTACATGCATCGTTGCACTTCAGGCAGCAGACGGGCACGAGGTTCTTCCTGTTGTGGATTACCTCGCACCCATATTTTTTAATATTCGCTTTTGTCTGAGCTATTCTGTGTGCAAGCTGCGGAGTGCCATAATAATATATAGGACTGCCGCATACCTCACACACATAATTACATTCATGATATAATTCCTGACGCAAATCATCAAGAATTATTATCTGCCTTTTATTCATTATTTTTTTTCGGTGTAACAAGAACCGTCCAATTATGAGAATCTCCATCTGAAATAAGTTCAGGTGGAAAAATGCCTAAAAACCCTCCTTTTATCCATTCTTCATTTTCAACTTTCGGAATTTCCGTACAAATAAAAATATCGCCGGATTTGTCTTTCGCAAAACTACACCCGAAAAAGTCAGACAGCTCTTGCATAGTATGTCGCTCTGGCTTTTGCGGAACGTACTCTTCAGACCCCCAGCAAATAATTTTGCTGGGACAAGACATGTCTATCGGTGCCCCTTCGCAGTATTTTCTGCAAAAACACGTTTTGCACGAACTTTTATTTTTTACCCACTCAAGTAATTCGTCATTGTAATATTCAAAATTTGTCATTTCATTTGTCTCCTATCGTTTCAATTTCTGCTATAACGTATGATTCCGGCTCATTCGCCAATATCATAGAATCCGCTTCTACGTGCTTAACAATTTTCGTGTTATCGTCTGGTATATAATTATTAATTACAAGCCAGTCCATAAAAAATTTATCTATAACAGATATCCAGTTCATTAAGTCTGTCTTTCTGTTATTATTAAGCACCAGAATATAATGTACTGATATTTTATCCGCATGGAATTTTACTATTTTCCCAATCGGGTAAAAATCCCTTTTAACAAGACTTGTCGTAAAGTGATGAGCGTTTCGGTACCAATTAATATTTATCGGCAGCCGTTTCTGTTTTTTTACTCCTACGACAATATGACAAGGGAGCTTAAAAGTATATTTCATTACCTGATCACAAGGGCAGTTCCCTGCGCCCACTTTACGCCCTGTATTTCCCTTCCGTCGTCAAAGAAAAGTTTACCGATATTTTCTGCGCCTTCTTTTGTGATGATTGTTCCTGCAGCGAGTCTCTTTTTTATCTCGCCGACATCTACCTCAACTTTTAGCAACTCTTCCGGAATCTTATGCCAGTCGTATCCGACAAGCGGATCAATCCTTTTCTGTGTGTTCTGGATATTGAGGTTGAAAAGCAAGGTCTTGTATTTCTGCATTCCCAGACGTTCCATTCCCCAGCGCAGAAGTACCTGTACATTTTTCGCTTTGTTTTCATCTGCCTTGGCGCGTCTCGATAGTCGGTCAAGCTCCTCCTTATAATTTTTTCTTTCGGCGTCTACGTTAGCCGCTTCGATTTTCAGATTTTTAATAAATCTGCAATAATTGTCGATTTTCGCTTCGAACTCCGCAAGGCTGCCGTCAAACCATTGACGCATCATAGCAAGCTCGTCTTCCGTCGGCTCCCGTGGGTCTCCATTTTCGTCTACGAGCGTTTCCATGAGTTCGTTCAAAGCCTTCATGTCGTCTGTTATTTCGTACAGCGTTCCCATTCTACATACCTCCTAAATATTAATTTTCTTCCCGGCAATAATCCTGTCGGCTTCTTTTTCAAAAACCGATTTAACAAAATCGTGCATCGTATACGGCCTGCCGTCATCGTTCTGTGTTGTTCTCAAGGCATCTGACACAGCCTGATACTTTTCACCGTCGATAAATCCAAACGTCTGAACGATCTCTCCCTTTATAAAAGGCATGTTCATTTTTCTTTTCGACAAAATAGTTTCCTCCTGCAATCAGTATACACTACTAACAATAATATTGTCAAGTCATTTTCCTCTTAATTCGGCACGATTGCTTTTTCCGGAAAAATAACAAATTACACCGTATTGCGATATCCGGTCGAGAATGTCAGGGGAGATAAACGACTCAAAACATTTGTCACACTGTGTCCCGTCGGCGTGGATTCTCTTTGGATGGCAGTTTCCAGATATCATCGTAGCCCTGAAATTCTCATTGCGTTCATCAATGACGTATGATAGCCAGTTCATTTCATTCGAGGTAAATTTACTTTTCTCGATTTCATCGATCCCAAGAAAAGAATAATTTATTAATTTTTCAAGCTGTGCTTCCTCACTTGTTCTTTCCCCCTGCGCAAAAGCCCTGCGGATAAACATCCCGAACTCTATCATCTTAAAAATGTGTCCTTTTCCTATTTCTTTGACGGTCGCACTCATTAAATGGCTTTTGCCTGTGCCATTATTTCCGATGATTGCGACGATGCCTTTTCTCGACATGGACATGCGCTTGCACGATTCAAGGGCAAGCTGTTCTTCCTTATCGTGCACGATGAAATTATTAAAATCGCACTGGTAATGACGCGGAGTAATTCCCATATCACGCCATTTGTTTTCTTTTGATTCTTCTGCTATTTTAACAATTTCCGTTTTCTTGATAACTTCTTCGTCATATTTTTCTGCACAGTCAGGACACACGGGGAGCAGAAACGGCGGTTCTCCTGCGTCATATTCTTTACTACAGAACGGGCACATTTGCATCATTGGAAGGCATCTCCTTGTGTTTTTCTTCAGTTGTTTTATTCTGGAAATATTCGCAATAATAAAGCCACAATTTTTTCATGTTTCTGTCAATCGCTCTGGTGGCCGCCCTTCCGAATAATTCAGCCCTATGCTGGTAGTGATTGATACAGTACTTATGAAATTCTTGAGCACAGAAC